AACGCGGCGCGCGATCCGGCGTATTCGCTGATGGTGGTGGGATGAAGCGGCCTGGGCGCCCACGGGTCTCCCCCCATGACACCTCTGTGCAAGTCGGGCTGACGCTCTCCACGAAAGAATACGATCGCCTCTGCAAGAAGGCGTTACGCCTGGAGATCAGCGTCGCGGAAGTGATCCGCCGCGAACTCGACCGCATAAAAATACACAAACCTGAATAAGCCGGCGCCCGGCCCTAGACTCGCGCGGCATGGATCGCGCCTACGCGCTACTGGAAGTCAAATCGGTCGCGCGGCGCACGTTCAGCGGGATCGCCTCGACGCCCGAACTCGACCGCCAGGGCGACAGTTACGACCCCGCTGGCGCCACGTTTCGCAGCTCGCTCCCGCTCCTCTGGCACCACGATCCCAAGCAACCGATCGGCACCGTCACCCTCGTCGCGACGAAAGACGGCATCAGCTTCGAGGCGACGATCCCCGAAGTCGACGAGCCCGGGCCGCTCAAGACGCGCGTCGATGAAGCTTGGCAGAGCATCAAAGCCGGCGTCATTACGGGTGTCTCGATCGGGTATCGGATCCTCGAGGGCGGCCTTGAACGGCTGAAGAACGGCACGCGGCGGATCACGAAATCCGAGATTTGCGAACTGAGTCTTGTCACCATTCCGGCGAATGCGTCGGCCTCGATCCTGACCGTTAAATCACTCGCGAAAGGGCCAGCTATGACCATCCAAGAACAGACCACGATGTTTCAGCAGGAACGTGCGGGGGCCGTGGCGGCGATGGGGGTGCTCGTCGCGAAGGGCGACACGCTCAACACGGCAGAGTCGGCCGACTATGAGACACAAAAAGCGCGGGTCGCGGAGATCGATCTGCATCTCTCGCGGCTGGCCGAGCAGGAGCAACTCCTGATGAAGAGCGCGAAACCGCTGACCGCCACGGGATCGCCGTTCGCGCACGTCTCCGTGAGCGAGAACGTCGAACCAGGGATCAAGTTCGCGCGGTATGTGCTCGCGAGCATCGGCTGCAAATACATGAATACCGATGCGGTGACCTATGCGCAGAATCGCTGGGGCCACTCGACACCGGAGGTCGCGCTCGCGTTAAAGGCGGCGGTCGCCGCCGGCACGACAACCGACGCGACGTGGGCGAAGCCGCTCGTGAATCCGGCGATCACGACCGATTTCCTGCCGTTGCTCCGCGCGGCGACGATCATCGGGAAGATCGCCGGATTGCGGAAGGTGCCGTTCAACGTGAACGTGCCCGCGCAAACGGCCGGCGGCGTCGTGGCGTGGGTCGGGGAACTGAAGCCGAAACCCGTCACCGCGATGGCGTTCGCGATGGAGAATTTACCGTTCAACAAAGTCGCGGCGATCGTGGTGCTGAGTCAGGAGCTGGTCCGCTTCAGCAATCCCTCAGCAGAAGCCGTTGTGCGGGATTCGCTGGTGAAGGACATTGCGGCGTATCTCGATGCCCAATTCATCAACCCGGCCGTGGCGGCGGTCGCGGGCGTCAATCCCGCGTCGATCACGAACGGCGCGCCCACGGCAGCGGCCACAACGAATCCGCTGGCGGACATCCTCGGGCTGATCAATCACTTCGCGACGAACAACATTCCCGTCGACGGGCTCACGTTCATCCTGTCGCCGTCGAACGCGCTGGCGCTGTCGTTCCGCACGAACCTGGACGGCTCACCAGAGTTTCCCGGCATTGGGATCAACGGCGGCACCTACAAGGGGTTGCAGTTCATTACCTCGAATACGGTGACGACGAACGTGATTGCATTGCAGCCGCAATACATCATGCTGGCCGACGACGGCGGCGTGACGATCGACGCGAGCACGGAAGCGTCGTTGCAGATGGATTCCGCGCCAACCTCCCCGATCGTCGACACGACGGTGCTGGTGTCCATGTTCCAAATGAACGCGGTCGCATTGCGCGCGGAGCGGTATATCACCTGGAAGCGTATCGGCACGAACTCCGTCAAGTATCTGACCGCGACGGCGTGGCCTTCGCCGACGGGCGCGATGAGCGATCCGCTGACCGCGAACGGTAAAACGAAGCGCGGCGAGTAAGCCGTGGGCGTGCTGTCGACGGTGCGATCACGACTGGCGTCGATGCTGACGCTGGTCGGCGGCGGAAGTGGATCGTGGTATCCAGTCGTCCGTGAACCCTATACGGGCGCCTGGCAACATAACGATCCGCTCACGACCGAGTCGGCGCTGAGCAATCCCAGCGTCTTCGGCGCCGTCTCGCGCATTAGTCAGGACATCAGCAAGATCGCGCCGCCATTACTCCTCGAACGCGATCGGAATGGCTTCTGGACCGAAACCAGCAATCCCGCGTATAGCCCCGTGCTGCGCCGGCCGAATCACTATCAGACGGCGCAACAGTTCATTGAGCAGTGGGTGCTCGACAAGCTGCTGTGGGGGAATGCCTACCTGCTGAAACATCGCGACGACCGCGGCGTGGTGAACGAGCTGCACCGCCTGGACCCCGCGCGGGTGAAGGTGCTGACGGCGCCCGATGGCAGCGTGTATTACGAGCTGCAATCGAACGACCTCGCCGGGCTACCAGAGAACACGCAGCCGCTCGTGATTCCCGCGCGCGAACTGATTCACGATCGGTGGAACTGCCTGTATCACTCGTTGTGCGGGATCTCCCCGCTGACGGCGCTGACCGGGGCGATCGCGCAAGCGAAAGCGATTGCGGATAACAGCACGACATTCTTCGCGAAGGGCGCGCGGCCCTCGGGCGTGTTGATCGCGCCGACGAAACTGGATCCGCTCTCGGCCGCGCGTCTCAAGACCGATGCGGCGAACTTCAAGAGCGGCGAGATTCTGATCGCCGAACTCGGGATGAAATACGAATCCGTGTCGACCTCGGCCGTGGACGCCGCGGTGATCGAGCAACTCGGCTGGACGGAAGAAAAAGTCTGCGAAGTCCTGGGCATGCCGATCAGCATCCTGAACAGCAGCAAGCAACCGCCCTACGCGAACGCGGAAGCCTCGCAGCTGCAATACAAGTCGCAATGTCTCGAGCCGCATCTCGTGTCGATCGCGACGTGCTTGGGCGAAGGGCTCGACCTCCCGTCGTATCTCACGCTGGAGTTCGATGACACGTTGCTAATTTGGATGGACACCATGAGCCGCGTCCAAGCCGCGCAGACCGCGACGAGCGCGGGCGTGCTGTCGCCGAACGAAGCGCGCAGTGAATGGTTTGGCCTCGGGCCGGTGCCAGGCGGCGAAACACCGTATCGGCAACAGCAGGACTGGCCGCTGTCCACCTTGGCGAAGCGCGAGCCCCCGACCGTGCCGGCCGCACCGGAGTCAACGCCCGCGCCCGACGATGAAGAGGTGCCCGCGTGACGCTCGAATTCTCGCGCGTCACGTTGCCGGCACTCTGGACGGTCGACCAGACCAAGGTCCATCTGCGCATCACCGGCACGGCGCACGATGCCGACATCGCGCAGAAGCTCGCCACGGCGCAGGAAGCGATCCTGTCGTTCCTCGGCCCCGCCGCGGATCCGACATGGGACGCCGCGACGGCACCGGCCGCCGTCACGCACGCGATCCACCTGCTGACGGCCTACTACTACGAAGACCGCGGCGACGGATCGCAGCCGGATGTCTGGCCGAAGATCTACGCGCTGCTCGCGGCATATCGCGATCCGACGGTGGCGTGATGGCGCGCGGCGACTGGCGGCACGTCGTCACGTTCCAGAACCCGGGGCCGGCGGGCACATGGATCGATCTGGACCCGGCCGCGTGGTGCGTCAGCCTGTCGCAAACCACGGGCGACGACATCGGCGTGTTTATCGAGCCCGTGGCGGGCACGCCGATTAGCTCCGCGACGTATCTTGTGCGCGGCGATTTTCACCCAGGCGTCACGACGAAAACCCGGATGATCCTGGGGAGTCAAACCTTCGCGATCACCAGCGTGGAGAACGTCGAGATGCGGGGCGTCGAGATGGCGTGCCACGCGGTGCCGCTGGTGATGGCATGAGCGCGGCGCTCACGATTCGCGGGATCGCTGAACTCAAGGACGCCCTCGGGCGGTTGCCGACGGAACTGAAAGGCCAGGCGACGCAGTTCGTGATCGATGCCGCGTATGGCGCGCAAGCCGAGATCGTGGCGGCGTATCCGCAGGGGCCGACGGGCAAGCTCAAAAAGGGCGTGAAGGTGACGGTGCAGGAGATCGGGCCGTATGGCGTGGCGGCGCAAGTCCGCAGTAGTGCCCCGCACGGCTGGTGGTTCGAGCACGCCGACGAACTGACACGCGTTCGCGAAACGAAGCAGAAGGCGAAGCGCGGCATTATGTTTTCTCGGAAGGGGCGGCCGGCGGAGGTGTTTATTCCCGCGATGGTCCGCTATCGGCGCGCGATGTATCTGAAGCTGGCTGACCTGATTCGATCGACGGGGCTCATCGTGACGCTCGATGCCTAAGCGATGACCGCGACACAACTAACGAAAGGGCGTGCAGGATGGCAATTCTAACGGGGCGCTATGGACAGGTGAAGTGGGATCAGGCGGGCGTGACGGCGGTGCCGATCATTTCGCTGAACGCCTGGACCGGGGATTTTAAAACCGAATTCGAAGATGTGACCTGCTTCCAAGATACAAATCGGGTGTATGTGCCGGGCCTCCGCAATAGCGAAGGCTCGCTTGCCGGATTCTGGAATTCGCAAGAACTCGCACTCTTCAAGGCTGCCGAAGCGACGACACCGGGCTTGCTCGAGCTCGTGCCGAACAGCACGGAACCCACCTATGCCTGGTCGGGCCTCGCGTATCTGGACGCCAGTATCGACGCGAGTCTCCAGGCGCCGAAAATCTCGGGCAACTGGAAAGCGGCCGGCGCCTTCGCGATGAAACCCGTCGTGGCCGCGACCGGTGCGACCGCGGGCACCCCCGGCACGTTCACGCCCGCCGGTGCGGCGGCGCCGGCGAATCTCGCGGCG